TAATTAATAAATTATCGCCAATTTTAAAACTATTTTTTGCAAATGTTGCAATTCTATATGTAAAACTTGATGTATCAATTATAGACAAAGATTTGACATCATATTTGGTTGCAACATTATAAATCCAACTATCTACTCTAGGTGAAGAAGTTGTAATACCTAATGATTTAATAGTTGCAGTATCGTTTTTAGAAAAATAATATGTTTGATCATTTACTTCTAAATTTGAAAGAACAGAACCAATTCTAACCTCAACTTTAGATGTAGTTCCTATTCCAACATATCCATATGCATATGCGTTTAACCTAATGTCTTCTGCGGATGCAATATTTGAAGTTACATTTGATACTCCAAAAAATTGGTTTATTGATTTGGAAGTATATGAAACTATACCAGAATTGCTTGCCGAATACTTTACAACCAATTCGCCCTTATTTGGAAATCCTAAGGTTGAATCTACATCAATTACTGAAGATCCTGCAGAAACTGATGTTATTACTTTTGTTTTGGGGTGAACAGAAAAATCGCCAAAAATGCTACCATCAAAAGTAATATCTTTGGAGTAGTCAAAATCAACGCTTAATTTATAATATTCTTTTCCACCATAATAAAGTTTTTCAACATCAGTGATTGAAGCATAAGCTTTTTGGATGTTATAATCTGAATATTCATCTTGAAAAAGAGTTTGATTCAATAATTCAAGAGGATTGCCAGATAGAGGCTCTACAACAATATCCTTAGTAATTCTATATTGTGCATCAGATGGTCTAAACAGATAGTTTCTTGGTTTTATAACATCTACCTTTTCTCCGTATAAAGCACCAAAAAGAATTTTGAATGATTCATCGGTTCCTTTTGTTTGATAAAAGTCCTTTGCTCTTGATATAAACAATCTTTGATCTACATCACTATCAATTTCCCTATCTTCAAATCCGGGTGTAAATTGATATTTGATTTTTGTTAAAAACTCTTTTAAAAGTAAATTGCTTAAGTTGACAACACTAGTGTCTGATGCATGTTCAGCAATTTCTGAAGTAGAAAAAGTTAGACCATCAGTAGTGTCTAATTTTGTATATGAAGTTACGCCACTAAATCCTCTTACACAACCAACAAAGCTATTGGTCGTTTTACTAGTGTATAATATAATTTCGTCGTCAATTTTAATTAATCCATACTTTTCGGGGAATCCATACGTCCCCAAAATATTATTAGCTAAATCAAATCCAACGTTAATTGTAGTATCACTAAACGATACTGAAGAAGATAATTTTGTAGAGTCGGAATTACCAGTTAGGGTCTCTAACTTTAAATACTGATCAATATTTTGTATAAGATCAACAGAAGCTCCAGGATATTCCTGAGAAACATAGTACTGTTTTAAGAACTCTGTAATTAAAGGAAAGTCTTCTCTTACAAAGGAAGGTAGTTGATGCGCAACTACATCCTGAATTTGTACTCTCTTGAGGTCTGTTGATATCATTTTATCTTACTAAAAGTCCGTTTGAATAACTAGAAGAAACTATGTAGTTAGTTCCTGATATATCGTATCCTGATGAAATTTGGTCTGGTTTTGAATTGATAACTGTTTTAGTCATATCCAATTGTAGATATAAATCTTGAAGACCAATTACATCATTGGAATATGGTGGAACTGAAATTTCAATAAGAGGAAATCCTCTATTGATTACTGTACTTGTAATATTAATGGGAGACAATTTGATTTCTCCTTTAATATAATCCACTGTTCCAACAGATTTTCTAATAATTTCTGGTTGTGTTGGTGAATTTAATCTAAACAGAAAAATTGTTCCTGTTTTTTTGTCTGGGTTAGGTATATCTGAAAGATATACTGTACCGACTATACCACTCACATTAAATCCAGAAGACTTTATATTAAAACTATTTTCAGTGATTCCACTTGTATTTAATCCAGAATATTCTATATTGAGAACTTTTTCATTTTTAATGTGGAATCTATTTCCAAAACAAATTTCATATTCAGCAAAACTATTTAACGCAGATCTAAGATCCCTTCTCATAACAATAGTGGTGATGTTAGAAGTTATAGCATCACTACTATCATCAATTACTTTAAGGAATTTGCTGTACTTAAATCTTGCACCGAATTTATTAAGTTCTGATGAATTTGCATATCTTTCAACATTGCTAGAAACAACTGATGTAATTGAATTTGCTGATGATACAAGATTTGTATTATAATATGCATTAATTGTTGGTTCAAGATAAAGATATTTCAAATCTATAATCTCTGGCACAATTCCTGCCACAGAATATTTTCTAATTTCTGTTTTTATATTATCTTTAATTAAATTTGATAAGTATGCACCATTCGTTGGTTTTATACTTATAAAAACTTTGCCAAATTGTGGTGGAGTTAATTCTTCTCCACCAAATACTGAGATTGATTCAGTTTCTGGATAAATGGTGGGAATTATTGATTCATAGTCTCTAGATGTTACTGCTCTGTTCTGAGATGCATAGATTCTTGATGCATATTTTTTGATAGAATCTATTCCTTCAATGTCTTTTCCAGAAAAAGAAGTTTGATTTGTTGTAACTAATGATATTCCAGATGCAATGGCAATTTGTTCTCTTGGTGATGTAATTTTTCCACTAAAATTGAATTGAGAAATCCCGTTTGCCAACTCTCCATTTGAAACTAGATATGAAACTTGAATGTAATTGGGTGCTTCTAACTTTATACCAAATACACCGTCACCAAAAATCAATTCATATCTTTCGTCTTCAATTTCTTGTACAAAAAATACAGGAGACTCTGAAGTTATATCAAATAAACTATCTGCTTGTCTATACTTTCTGCTAATATCTGAAGAAGCACTGGGTTTAACAATCACTCGTATTGATGAAGTATCAATTTGCGAATTTGGTAAAATAAATCTTTGGTTTGGATTAAATGAATCAACAGTAAAATTAGTTGTAATATAAGTTCCTTCGTAAATATCAATATTATCAAAAGATGCAATGTTATCTACAACGGGAACAGTTATATCGTCTAAAATAGAAAAAGTATAACTTTGATTTCCAAAGGCAAGTGTTGAACAAGCAACGCCTTTACTGAGAGTTAACGTCTCTGGTTTTTTTGTATAAGCAGGTCCAGAAGTATCTACAAAGAAAGATACGTTTGCTCTAGAAGATTTCCTTGACTTGGGTACATAACCTATGTTTCGTGCAAGAGAGACAACATTTTCTCTAAGAGTTGCACTGTCAATAAAAACTTCATTGGATACCATATTAGCATTATATGAAGTTATGTACGTATTATATGCAAGCACATCAATAATTGTGGATAAATTAGATCCCTCAAAGTCGTAATCAGTAAAGTTTGAGTTGGATCTAAGATAATCCTTAATGGATGTTTTGATCTGATCGAAATCTAAATCCGTAAAATTAACTAGTGGCATTATCGTGTTGGCTGTAATGCAAATGATAACTGTTGTGGTTGTGCTTCAATTCCAACGATGTAATATCTAATTGTAACGTTAAGTTCACCATTATCATAATCTGGAGTTGCATCGACTGATATTAATTCAACTCTTGGTTCATAATTATTGATTGTGTTTTCAATTTCATCTCTTACTGATGATGAAGTAATGTCATCAAGAGATTCAAATAATAAAGAATTTACCCTTGAACCTAGATTATTATTAAAAAATCGCTCACCCCTGTCTGTAAGCACAAGATTACGTAATGAACGAGCGATTGCATTTTCATTTGTAAGCGCAATTAAATCATAGGTTAATGGATTAACCTGAAAAGACATACTAATGTCTTTAAATGACTTACTAACGCGCTGTACAGGCATTGAATATTATAATTCTACCTTATTTATTAGGGATTTTTGGATTCATAAAGAGGTTCAGTACCATATTCCCAATCATCATAATCATTATCATTACGAATTTTTGAATGAATTTCATTTTGGTGATAAAAATCGTGTTTTTTGGGGGTTAATTCATCATTTGATATCTCACGAAGCATCTTTTGCTTGTGAATCTTGGTTTCCCAACCATATTCGCTTGACAAATACTGAGTTCCCCACTCATTTTTCATAAAATTTTCGTCTTTATCGACTTGTTTGGTCATTGTTTTGCTCCTGATTTGTTAAATCAGAACTTTTTACGGGGTTGCTATCCCGAATTTCTGTAACTTCGTACATAAAATCATCAGATGTTTCAATTTTGCGACGATTTTCTACAGAATATTCAGTTAGATCAATCTCATACCCCGGATTTTTGGTAATTCTATTCTTTGTCCATGCATCATCATACCATAAGATCTTATTATTAGGGTATGCATAGAAGTTACCATTATCCATTTTGAAAAAATGAGCACATTTATGCTCTGGAGTCTCACTAAAGTTAGTATTCAGTGTGGATTTTGATTCCCATGACCAATCAAGAGTGAACAAATAGGTTCCTTCATTCTTTTCTCCACGATAATTGATCAATTCAGCACGTAAGTTAGCAAGTCTTGATCGTACTTGAACATCAATATAAGGAGAAAAGCAATCCCACCACATACACTCTTCCAATTGAGGTACAGGTGCATCTGGTTTCCAACAGAATGCATGAATTGGTCTACGAGTCCAGTTGACCCCATTCTCTAGAAACGCCTCAAAGAGGGGTACGTGCTTCTCTAAGGACGCTACAGAGTGTACGTCGCATAAAGTTACCTCTCCATGACCTTTTTTATGATTATAAAGAAATTCGTTGCGGATATAACAAGTAATGGTTGGAAGATTGTGATTAAGATATGCCATAAAACCTCAATAAAAAAAGCATGTATTGCTACATGCTGTTAGAACTATTTACCTTGACCGCGATATCTTTTTTTACGTCCATTACGAGAAGTTGCACTGAGTAATGTACGAGCAGAACGTCCCTGACGAGTTTTCTTAGGTGCTCCGGGTTGAAACACCAGTTTACTAGATCCGCCCTTAGCCATAAATTTCCTCCATTTCTAAATCATTTGGATTAATATCTTCACCCGAGTAAAAACGCATTCCTCTGCACTGAGATTCATATAAATTTTACGTCCTTTATAAAGTACGTTGTAGTTCATCAGATAATACGAGTTTTCTCATGACCAACACGAATACGAGGATCACACCAAATCTCAAAGCCTGCATCTTTTGCATCAAGACAGAAAGACACATCTTCTCCACACATATCTTGAACATTACCAGATTCAAAGACTTGCATCTTTGGAGCAAACCAAGGATATTCAAGATTCTCAAAAACACCCTTCTTAATCAGTACCCATCCAAAACCTGTGTAATCTACAGTGAAAGGCTTCTTACGCTTGCTGATTGATTCCACAGTTTCGTGGTTCATGACTCCACCATTCTTGCGGAAGTCATCTTCTTCCAACCAGTGTGCGACAGAAGTTGTGTGACCATCTTCAGTTGCATACCAACCAGCAGTGATTTCACGCTCTGTACCATCTTCACTTAAAGAAAGATCACAGAGTTGCCAGAACTTGTTAGTATCAAAGACAATATCCGAGTCAATCCAAAGTTGATAATCATACTCTAGTTTGCCATCCCAAGGAATTTGCTTCGGACCCCTTAGAACATTTGCACCAAGACACTTACAACGTGCAAAGTTAACCATTGATGAGTAATCTTGTGAGATTTGAATACTCATTCCATTTTGTACAAGATCAAAACAAAGTTGTACAAATGCTTTCAGAAAAATAAACGAACATCCTCTACCGGGCAGGCAGAAAACAATCGATTTTCCTTTCATTCTTTCTTTAATTGCATCATAATCCCAATCTTCAGTTTTCTTTTGGGGTGCAACAGTTTTTACAGTAAATCCTTTTGCCATAAAGTTTAACGAACCTTCAATGTCAATTTTAACAGTCTATATATGCCTTGTCAATGAGAAGAATTCAGCATCACCTCTTTGTTTGATACTAACTCAATATAAGTTAGATCCTCAATATTATAGTCAGTTTTCATAATACCAACCATATTCTTTAAGGTATTCCATGTGGTGTCAAATTCATCCTCTTTTACTGAATGAAATAAACACTTATCCTTTGCATATATGTGATATACCTTTTCCGTTGCCGTCATAAAAAATATCTCCGGAATTTTTTCTTTCAGTTTTATTTCGTTACTGCATTATATATCAGCACAACACAAAACCCCAGTGCAACAAAAAAGGGGGCGTGGATAACGTATCATCCATCCCGCTAATACAACCCTCCAGAATCCCCAATATGGAGATCTTCTGCGGGGGTTTTTATGACTGATCATACTTCCGGAAAATTTTTATGAGATTGATATAGAGCTCGCGTTTTGTCACCTCTGTAGGTTAGGGTAGTTTCGGTTTTTTATAACCGCATCGCCCGCCCCGCCGCCTATAACAACCGCGCAAAACACTGCCCATTCACGCATACACGAATAACGCACGAATAAAGGGGCAGAGTATCAACAACTGCCCCGCACAGTTACTGATCAGAACTCAATGCTATCTGCAGTGGGTTCGTTGACACTTTCATCACTGACAAGAGTATCAAGAATCTGCAGAATCTCGCTGCCAGTGTTACCTTGAGCAAGCAGAGAAATCATCACTTGAGTAGACATAATGAAGAAGAAAAGAGTAGTGAACTGTTTGGTGAGTAGTTTATAGTCTTGCTCAGGACTGTTTGTATCAGTTAAGGATCATACCTTCAGTGAACTCAACTGTGCCACTGCTAGTTGATACAAACCACTTACCTTGCTTTTGATAAACACGCTCACCACAACCATGCTCAGAGAGAATAGCATTAAGGCGAGACTTTGTGGTCATTGTTTTATACCCACAATTATAAAGTTCAATGAAAGTCTCACCAATAGTGGCGATGTGATTGCCATGAAGCATCACATAAGAGGCATCACGTTCGGGAGAATATGTAACCTCAGTGTTGCCACTTTTCCAATCAATGCACTTATTGATTGCGTTGCTCATTTGCTTTTCAATGATACGCATGGCAGGAAAGTGTGGTGGGGTTGGTGTGGTGATCTCTCAACCACTTCTATAGAATACAGGATCTTGAGCGCAGTGCCAAAACCTTGTGCCAGAAATCCAACTGGCACAAGGTATAAAGAACCTCAGGAAAGACCGAGGCGGAAAGCAACATCTTCATGCTCAAAGAACACTTCTGCAATGTCATTCAGCAGAGAATCTGTCAGAGAAATGTCAAACTTTTCGCAGACAAAATCAACAGCAAAATCAAGATCTGCGTTGTCATGATCATCAAGAAAGGCGCGAAGATCAGGAGCGAAGAAGAAATCCATGGGGGTGTCGTTCTTTGACTCTTATATATTTGCACAGATCGCATCCAAAGTCAAGTGTATTGTGCCACTAATACTTTTGGCACATGATATAAAGAACTCACAGCACGTTCGTTGTTACAAACTCACCAACGGTCAGGTGTACTTAAGTCTTCAACGTATGCTTCACACTTTTCTGCAGGTTCCAGTTTGAATAACTTTTCCCAATCAATCTGGTGTGGGTCAAAGTCTGGAAATGCAGAAATGTCTAGAGTGATCCTATAACGCTGCTTCTGTGCTTGCTGATACGCAACTGACATAAGTTCTCTCCTGTTGGTTACTGAAAGAATTGTAAGATGCTGGAGCGTTTTTGTCAATGAGTCTGGGGATATTTATGAGCGGGTGTTGATATTTTTGAGGGTCTGTGTGTGGATTTTATAACGCGGGGGGATTGACATTTTGGCGGAGTGCTGATATAATGCACGCAAAGATAACAACACCTAGAGACATTTAATTAACTATAAACACCATGTCTCAGGTACATTAAAAGAACATAAGTATCGGCACCTAGAGACATTTAATTAACTATAAACACCATCTAATTGATACGAATCCTTATCATTATCACCTTTTATTAACAATAATGATCAGAGAGATGAAGAGATCATTATAATTAAATAACACATTTTTAATTGATTTTAATACATTTTTAACGTTATTTTGGTAAAAAAGCATTAAAAAGAGGGGTGGGAATCCCCTCTCTACTTTATATTCACGAACAATCAATTACTTAATCTTTTTCGCAAGTTGCCGATACCTTTCACCAATAAACAAATCAAATTGACCAAATTTGTATCCAATACCTTCAATCAGAATAGACAGTGCATAACACAATTCTTTCATAAGAATAGAAAAAAGTGCAATAGGAAGAATTGGTGAAAATACCACCAAAGCAAGAATTGATTGTTTCTTTGTAAGTTTCATTTTGATGATAATTGAGTGAGTTGATTTACGATGCGTTGTGCTTCTTCTGGTGACTTACATTTTGATGCAATGTAACTGAAACCATTGGAGAATGTTCTACGAATCTTGTTTCCTTCTTGTGTATAAGTTCCATGTTTGATTGGTGTGAGATTCAGAAGAAAACGAATCATTTGTTTTCGGAGTGAAGAATGTCAATCATTTGTTGATGAAACTGATCTGCTTGTTGAACAACATAATGTGATTCATGTGCATCATCAATCTCATATTGTGTCATCTCAAGTGCATGAATGACATCCTTAAGAAGTTCAGTCAGTGCCTCAACTTGTTGTTTCTTTGCCACTACATTTACACAGAAAGTTCTACTTCAATACGCTTTACATTCAATCCACACAGTTGAGAATACACACGATTGCAAATGATGTCAGTTGCTTTCTTTGCACGACTTTTTTCATACCAAATGGTGGTACATCCATCGTTGGTTTCTACTTTGATTCGGTAGTTTTTCATGATCAGAAACGAATAATAGGATGATCTAAATCAAGGACATCACATTCCTCAGTTGCAAACACCAACATCTTGATTGAGTTGATCTTCAGACAGATTTTGGAGTTGAGTGAGAAGTTCTTTGTAAGTCATGATTGAATCAAATAAGGTGTGCAGGAGAACCACAAGAGCGATAAAACTCTACCATGCGTTGTGCTTCATCAAGTGTAGAGAAACTTTGTGTTCTCCATTCACAAGAATTGTAAGGAGTTTGATAAGTGATTGTGAACATGATTGAATCAAGAAAAGGTACGGACTTTGACATCATCAGCATACTTTTCAGCATACTTTCCTGCAATCAATGTTGCACTACTAAAACCAAGATACTGACCTTTAGAATACATTGCCCAGATCAGTTGTTTGTTTTGAAGATCAGAACAAGGAGAAAAAGTAACGTTCTTCATGCTACAACTTCCATCCACTGTTGATCGTTACAGAACACAATCATTGGTGCTCCGCCTTCATCAATGCTCCAATCAAAAGCAACATCAACTGCATGTTCTTCAGATGTAAAGAACTCGCGCTCCTCAGGATTACATTTAGGAGCGACTGACCAAGAAGTGAACATTGGGTGAAATCCCTTGAACTTCTTAAGAATACAGGATCTTGGGCACTGTGCTCATTTACTGTGCCAGAGATTGAATTGGCACACTGGTGCGATCTGCTGGTGTCTGGTGCCGTCTTGAATGTGTCTCGTTGAGATCCCTTGCTATCACTAGAGAGAAAACCTGATTTTTCTGCGATTTCACTTGGCAGGTGGATTGGATCGTGCTTTCAAATAAAACTACAGAAAAATCAATTCTTATCAATTATTGCGTGATTTCAATTCTTTAATCAATAGACTCAGATATTCATCTGCCTCTGGTACATTTAGAACTGCTGCATCTGCAATCTCAAAAGATAAATCAGAATCAGCAAGTTCAGTCAATTCTTGTTCAGAATAGAATCCGTAATCAGTTATTGTTGTAGACCTCTTCTGTGATTTGAAAGAGAACTTCCTCATTGCATTTGTGTGGAATCAATTCATCATCTTCATCACACAATTCACTCAACCAATAATCAAATTGCATCTGATTGATTGATTGTAAATTGTCAAGTTGTTGTTCAATAGAGCGAATCAGTTGTGCTTGAGTTTCAGTCATTTCAATCACCAAATACTTGTGCATTTTCTTCTGGTGTGACATTGGTAACTTCACTCTCCAGAATCTCAATCTTCAGAAGATCAAATAACTGATAAAGTGCTTGTTCAAGCATCACAGGATTAACTTCTGCTTTGTCAAATGTGAGCGAAATTGTTGAAGTTTGCATCAGAAATCAACCTCCACCATAAACATAGGACACAACACCTTCAGGATGATTGACATTCTCAATCACCTTAATTGGTGCTGCATTAAACTCCTTTTGCTTACGTTCTTTGCTATAGTCATTTGCAAACTCTTTCATAAAGATTTGTTCACAACGGGGCAAAGATTCGGCAGCAATGACACACATTCCATCAGTGTAATCATACAGCACTTCGTTGAGAATGTAGAGATTCACAGTTCAATGCTCCAATCAGAATCGTTGTTGAGTGAAACCCAGAAAAAGTTTTTGCCATTGAGTGATCGCAGAAAGACACGATCACCTTTGTTTTGTTCAATAATGCACTCCGATTCTTGATTCATAAGATTGCAGAATCGGTTGCGTGCTTTCTTGCTCTTAGGAGTGACAAATACAGTATCCATGATCAGAACTCCAGAGTAGACATAGAGCGGCGCATGTTGCTGCTCAGAAACAAGCAACCCCAAGAATCAAACTTGAACCAAGGTGCAATAGTGAAAGTTCCAGACACTTCTTTACACTCTTTCAGTGCTTTTTTGGGAAACCAAATCGTGTGGCGTGGTGTGAGAATTGAACCAAACTGGATTGCTTTTTCGGTCTCTTTAATCTTCTGAACAGGCAGAATGTTAAAGTTGTGCTTGCGTCCCAGATTGATGATACAAACATCGTTCGCATCAACATTCGGGTGAACTGCGTTGATGGATGCGGTAAGCATTGGGTGAAATCCCTTGAACTTCTTAAGAATACATCAATCTGGGCACCGTGCTCATTTACTGTGCCAGTTCCTCAACTGTCCACATTTGCTACACTTTCCACCAATTCTTGCAATTCTTCATCATCATAATAGTGCGACAATTCTTCCATCAATTCAGACTCATTGTAGTCACCCATGTTATCAACAATGGTGTCAATCGCAAATGCACACAAATCGCGCACATCCATGTTATCAACAACTCGCTCAGCATAAGCAAGAACAAGTTTGGAAAGTTGATCGTTAGTGAGTGTCATTTTGTTTGTAGGATTAGGAAGTGAGATCATTTCAGTGTTGGAAATAAAACCCAACTGCTTTATTCATTGCAATCAGTTGTTGATGTACTTCTTCCAAGTCTGGTTCATAACAATGACCAGAAAGATCTTCACGATCAATTACATCAGTTTCCTCCATGTGAAGTGTTCCACCTTCAAGAATTGGAGTGTAGAAAAGTTCACCTTCTGCATCAATAGAGTATGCACAACCGTGACCTTCAGGAATGTAGAGAATCATTTGCAATAGTTGGGGTTAATTTGACAAAAACGATCTGCTTGTTGTTCTTGATACTCATTCACGGTAGCATGTGCTGCTAATCCTACCTTAAGTCCAAGAGCAAGAGTAACAATCAGAAAGGCAATTCGCATCAAACTGCACCTTGCATAAAGTCATACTCTTGCACCAGATCAATGTTATCACCAGTGATCAGATAATCAAGTGCAAGACGTTCATCAATCTCGCGAATTGCATCTTTCTTGCTGATGCACTTGCGTGAGATTGTATCAACACCCTTCCAAGAAAGAACCTTGAGAGTGTAATCAGAACAATCCTCAATAGGGTAGAAACCTACGAGCATTGTGCCATCTTTGGACTGAAGGGTGGGAAACTCAATCATTGGGTGAAATCCCTTGAACTTCTTAAGAATACAGGTTTTAGGTGGCAGTGCCTGTTTTGTGTGCCAGTTCTCCAAGTGTCACAGTAGATGCCTAGAAACTGTATTTACGATGGAATTGTTGATACAAACTCCATGCACTTCTTCCATATATTGCTCATAAAGCGTTTCTTCTTGTTCTCTTGCTTCAATTTCATGTGGTTGATACTCATAGTCGTACTTTTCCACAGGTTCTTTACAATAACACATTTTTCCATAACGAAACTGCAGTGAACCCATCACCCACTGCCGCAGATGAGTCAGTTCATGCAAAAGAGTTTTTATATACAACTCCTTATCCATGTAAGTGTTAAGTTCAATCAGAAACTCACGAGGGCGATAAGATTCACCCACAACACCACAATAACCATAAACATGTTCGCGCCTCAATCCACGATGAAGAATATCCAAATCAATCTTATGTCGTGGAAGAAACTTATTCAAAAACCAAGAGGTAACATCCTCGCAGAGGAGTTTAGAATAACCATATCCAGAATGTTGAATGTAAGACATGAACCCCAGTGCAGAAACCAAATGAATGAAGAAACAAAGATAAGTTTATCAGTTGTTGTCATTTTGCGTACAAATATCCACCTGCCCAATCAGCATTTTCAAGCAACCATTCACGCTGCTCAATCAATCGCAGATCATAACGCACACCTTTGGC